AAGTCTAGGGGGCGTATTAGCTCCATTTGTTGAGATGGGAAAACTTGACGTTGGAAACATGAAAAAGTTTATAAGTGAAATAGCAGGTCTCACAAACACAGCAAAATTTTCTGAAAATATGGGAATCATAGGTGAGGCTTTAGCAAAACTCAAAGGGGACAAACTAGGGAATATTAGCATAGGCGGCACTGCTACCATAGCGATGGAACTTAAAAAAGAGGATATGTCACAAATAATAGGGCCTAATGATAGTATAAAAAAAGAAATAAAAGATATGCACCAAACATTGAAAGATGAGCTTAAAAAATTAAATAAGAGTTCTCTAAGTATTTTTAAAACATCTGCTAAATCTAATGCAATGCAAGAATTTCAGATTATGAAAAGTCTTAGTGAAGCAGAAAAGAAAAAGGTAGGTGAAGATTATAAAAAATCAGTAGAGGGTACAAAGTCAGAGGAAGCGTATATTAAGTAATGGCAGAGAGAATATTTAAGTCAGCGATTAAGCCCTCTGACTCCTTTTACTATAAAACATACTACCCTGGGAGTATATCGCCTGAACAATCAAAACTCACGGGCCTAAAAGCATTAAGAGCTAAGTTAGATGCTACGCAAGAGATTGTTGACGGTCCCAGAACCTCGCTATTCTATTTTTTAAACTTTAGATTTGTTTACGAATTTGAAGGGAAAATAAAATATGAATATATAAATATACCTAATAAAATAATAAGATCCTTTTCTTGGGAGTTCCCATCACCTATGGGAAGAATGGAATTAGTAGACGCTTCTGGGTATTTCTCTTCTAACCTTCTTTTTAGATTTCTATCTCCTAGTTATTTTTCTCTAAAAGCTGAATTCAATATAGCCGTGGGTAAACCTAAGTTAGGTGACAATAATTATGCCTATGAAGATTGGATAAGTATTAAGTTTGCCAATCCACCGGAAGTTACATATGATGGAGCTGGTAGACTTCAATTTGGAATGAACTTCTTCCTAGACCTACCTTCAAGTGATCTATCAAAACAAAGACCTCCATTAGACAGTAAACTAAACTTAACTACAGGTAAATCTATTCAAAGACAAGAACGTTTGTCTAAAATTAAAGAAGATATCAATCAAAATGGTCTACCCTCTCTTTCAGAGGCAGTGAATACCCCTACATCCGATTTCTTCAGTATAAAGCAAATATTGGATTATCTCTTGTTATATTCTATTGAATTATCTTTCCAACCTCCACAAGATGCAGACCCTAAAGGTAAAGAGTCTAGCTTCAAAATGCTACCTGCTTTTCAAATTATAAAAGATATTAGTAATATCCCCCTGCTTCCTGAGATAACAAGTAAGAAAGTTAAACAATTAAATACAAAAGAAGCAGAGAAAGAAATCATTATAAAAAATTCACCAATTAGAACTTACTACTACGGGAATGTGCCACAGAAGAATCTCATAAGTTTAAACATAGACGATTCTTTTTCTCAAGCATTCACTATGTTCACAACTCTTTCGACTGATGGAACTGAAGTTTACGATGGAGGCATGACTAAAAAAGAAGGGGCTTCACAGAACATAAAAATTACCAAGAGTAGTAATATACAAACAAACTACCTACAATTAAAAGAGTTTTTACTAAGCACAACTAAATCAAATGAATATGCCGACGATTCACAAATTTTAATAGATGACACTTTTGGATCTGATTTTCATTTAGCCGATAAAGTTGCAAGTAAAAATACCCTTGATTTATTCTATGATGAAAGAATAATAAAAGTAACTTGTGATGTAGGAAGTAAAAAAGAAGCAATTGACTTTTTAATCTTGAAATATTTTTCTCCTTTCTCCGCCCTTAAATATGGAGATGATGAAGACCAAGAAGAGGCGAATGAAAAAGATAAAGATGTAAATAATTTAGAGTCAAACATATCTTCCTATGATGCTTTTAAATTCTTAGCTGGTAGAGACTTATATGCAACAGATCCAAATAAAATCAAAATAAGTAGGCAAAAAAATTATGTCGGCATGAGAGATGATAAAGTTTTTCCAATATTCCATACTAAACCACTAGTTTACCCGTTGGAAGATGAGGCAGACGGAAAAGCTCTATGGACAGGGGACAAAGCAGTATTTAAAGAAAATACAGAGTCCTTATCTTACACTGACCTTAGAAATTTCTTATTTATAATATCTAACCCCAAGGTTGAGATTATAGAAAATACTGATGATCCACATGTCAGAGAAAAGTTTATCAGGGGCTTAGTTGGTGAAGACACACCATTTAAAAGAATATTAGAAGCAAGGGGAGTCTTTGAAACAGAGATACTACCAATATTTTCTAATTTTCAATATAAAAACCTTATAGAGAAAATAGATGAGCTATATGGCGGTGAGCTATTTTCCTATGCTAACACATTTATTAGAGAGTTTTTCTCTGATAACTTTACTGGTAGAAATGGTATAAAGAAAACAGATTTATTAGATAAGGATTTCGTATTAGAAGGTAAACCATTCGTAGACTTTAGAACTACATTCAAAGATAGTAGAAAAGACAAAAATAAGGATGCGACTAAAGAGGCGGAAGAGGCTAAAAAATATAAAGAGGATTTAGAGAAATACGATATATTCTTTTTTAAAACCATACTAGACGAAGTAAAACGTATAAAGCTAAAGCCTAAAGCTGACCCTGAGACACAAAAGATACTTGTTGTAAATGGTTTAAATGTTATACTAAAAAATTACTTAAAAGGTGAGGATAAAACGGTAGAAAAGACAGAAGGCTTAATGCTTATTCGATATATAGATGAGAATATTGAGCGCTTTGCTGACCTATATATCGAGGACCAAGGAAAAGGTGCTATTATAGAGCAAATGATACAAAGACAAATGAGCTTATTCAATGAGTGGCTTGTCGTTCGTAGGTTTTTTACTCTATTTACAAAGTACGCCTTATTTTGTCAAAGTTCACCTCCACCAATGGAAGATATTCTAGGTAAAGAAGATCCCAAATTTGAATTGAGAAAATATAAAACTAAAAAAGAACAAGAAAATAAACCGCTTATGCTCCGTGATGTGGTTACGATTGCAGATGGAACTGCAATCCCCACTCCAGAGGAACAGAAAAAAAAAGGTAAAGAGAACTTCGTAGATATAAAATTAAATTTTCCAGATGCAGAATACTTATTTTTCAACACTTATGTAGATGTTGAGCTTGCAGTCTCTCCTGGTAAAATGGACTTCAATCCTAATAAAGGGGAGTGGGAAACAGTATCTGTTAGAAAGTTAAAAGTAACTCTTAAAAGTACCTTACAATCTAAAAGCACCCCTCCTGACATAGATATTACAAATATATTTTTTAAAACGAGCAATATTAAAAAATTAAACTCTACAAAAAAAACGAAAGGTGCGCTCGCTTTTGATACGTTAATTAGAAACACATTATATCAGTTATCTCAAAACTTACCAATGACTATGACTGCGACAGTTCTAGGAGACCCCATATACCACCAATTTACTGGCGCAGGGTCTGCAACAAAGGATGGGTTTGAGTTCTTTAAGAGCGTAGTAGATATGAAAATTTTTGAGATAGAGAAACTAACAGATTCTTTTTTCTCTACGGCTAATTCCAGAGATGTTGCGGTGAAAGCCTCTCAAAAAATTGAAAATGCAAAGGGTTCTGCTGAAACAAAAGACAAAATTAATATACCATATGGATTAGATAGAAGACATATGAATCAAGTGTTAAGCACGATGTTCTCTGATAAATACGTGGTAATGGGTGCAAAACATACCATTGAAAACCATAAATGGAAAACGGAATTAAGTCTTCAAAGACTGTTTGGAGACGTACCAATAAAACCACCAAAAGCTGATCAGACGAATAGCGAATCTACTGATACGACTAGACAACCTAACACATATCTAGATAAATACGCTTGGGTTTATAACTTGAAAAGCGGAAAATTAGTTACATCGGCAGAAGATTTGCCATATCATGTAATTAAAAATGGTACAGCTTCCGATGTTATCGCAAGTTTACTTGTGGAGGATGCTGATAAAAAAGCTGTTATAAAAGATAAGGAAAATCATGCTGTTATCGTTTGGGATGAGCTTTTACTTTATCTATTACAAAAATACGATAAGAAAAATAAGTCTCAATTTACCAAGACTTCCTCTGTCTACCCACCTATGACTACTATTGTAGGACAGGACAGCAAAGAAATAACAAGTGAAACTTCTTTGAAGAACTTAACTAAAAAAGATTATACTGATCTAATGGAAAAAGGTTCTCTTGACAAATTGTATAATATTTTTACAAGTCTATCTATAATTCTTACATACTATCAGTATGAGATATCAAAAAAAGTAAACGACGTGCTTCCTATCTTCTATCGACTACATAACACCCTCATTATGTTAAATGCGTCCAAAGAAGAAGAAGTTACGAATAAAGACTACTTACTTTTACTTCCTGTTTTTATAACAATGAAGGCTATAGAAAAAAAAATAGAAAAAAAACCCGAACTTAAGTATATAAAAGAAATATGGGACAAACTAGCGGATCAGAAGATAAATAGTTTGTCCTCTGATAAAGCAAGATCAGTCATAAATACTGTAATGGAAACGGAGATAAGAGATATCGCTACAAAGGCTAAACTGCAACCCTCCCAGTATGATACAGGACGTAAGACTACAAGTAAACCTCCAAAAGATATAATGAAGAATTTTAAAATAGAGGAAGAAGCCATAATTGGATTTATGAAAAATCTTTTCAATCTTTCTGAGGTACTACAGCACAGCACTGAGGCGTATGCTATATATAATTGTGCATTAAGCGCAACTAATTTTTCCTCAAACTATTTAGCACTGATAAACGAGCAGAGAACAGCCATCCCTAAGTTTAGCTCAAAAAACTACAATGATGATCAGTTTAATAGTTTGTCTTTAATAGAAAAGATGACATATATTATGCAGACTATATTTAATCATAATTTTACAAATGCTAAAGCAAAAAATAAAAATGCTGTCACACCACTATGGGTTGTCACCTCTAGGAAGATAATAACAGGTAAGCCCAGATACGAAAAGCAAACAGTGGTCGAGGACGGTACTTCAGTAGACTATCTTGTTCTTAAAAATAACCCAACATCTGCTTTATTTTACTTTATTGAGATAAATCCTTTATATCTCAACAGTACACTTCAAACACTAAAATAGGAAACTTAAAATGGCTTATCTAGAAGGGAAAACAGTTCAAACTTTTCAGCAAATATTAAACATGGTAAACTCCTTTAAACAGAATCCAGGAGCAGGTGCGGCAAAATTAATTGGAGAAAACTTACAAGTAGTCATGTCTGCGGGGCTTAGACTTCTTATGGAGAAGTTCGGGGACTCTTATTTTGGGGAAAGAGCAGTCGGGATAGGAGCTGGAGCAGCAGACCTTACTCTTAGGATATTACAGGCAGGCAAAGCTAGAGCCCTTGACCTACCTCTATACAATAAGTTCCCTGGGTATATGGCAGTGTATAGACAAGGGGCTCTAAGTCAAGTTATACCTTTTCAATTTGAAGCAAAAGTTACATCTGATGCTAGAACAGCAGAGTTCGACACAGAGGCATACGGTTTTAATGAAATTTCTACTTATACTAAAACATCACTCCGATCTATCACCTTAGAGACTCAGTATGCTACTTTAGACCCACTTGTGTACTCATCTCACTTTGTAGAAGCCAGAATAAGAGAATTACAAAGCCTAGTATATGCAGATACGCATTATGAAGGAGCTCTTGACACAAGTAAATTACAGTCTATGAATGGAATGGAAGTTGTACCACCTCCTATTGTTGGTTTATTTATTGGTGATAAGTTTATGAGACCTAGACCATCTAGGCTTGTTTATTCCGGAAGAGAGTTAAAAGTACAAGATGGGTCTACTGGTACTGACGGAAAAAACTTAACTATCATAAATAGAATTGCGAAAGCAGGCAGAGAAGTTATTAAAAGCGTAACTACTATGCAACCTATTTATTGGAAGGTTGACTCCGTAAGCGTGGAATGGGGAGAATCTCCAATAAACATAGATATTGAAGAGCTAGACTATAATTTTATCCCCGGTAATAGTAGACTACCTATGTATCAAAAAGTAACTATAGCTTTAAAAGAACACAGAAGTCCAAATACATTTGAAACCTCTTCAGATATTGCTTCTTATAACTCTATTAACTCCATTATCGGTAAAACGATAATGTAAAAAGGATTTTACAAATGGCAGAAGACGCTCTTTATGACACGCTATCGTATTTATATTATGAAGATAAATACACCTTCAAACAACATTATGCAATAGTAAATGTTACTCCAATAGATTTATCAGATGCGAGCACATTTTTGATAACACCAGAGTACGAGCATAGACCAGATGCGATAAGTTATTTATTCTACAAAACAATAAAAATGGAAGACCTTTTGTGTATAGCAAACAAGTTTACAGACCCTATTAAAGATTTTTATACAGGAAGAACAATTACAATACCTTCTTCAAGATCTTTATTTTCATACTTACAAAAATGATATATGAAGCAATAGTATCCGAAATAGATAGCAATGGTGTTGCCTTAGTAAAACTACCTAGATTCACAGAAAGCACGAAACAGAATGTTCTTCCCATAGGGGATTTCTCTACGGTAAAGAAAGGGAGTAGGGTTCTACTTTTCCAAGCTGACAGCGAGAAAATTTATTACTATATTCAGATACAAGAAAAAAAGATGCAAAGTACGCCTGAAATGGTTGTAACTTCAAATTTTTTAAAACTATCAAAACAAGAATGCTCTTGTACTATTTATAATGATAATAGGTCATTGGATGTAAATATAGAAGAGAAAGTTTTAGTAAAAGGGGAGATTAAACAAGACATAACCAATACTTCTTTCTTCATTCCGATAGAGGACTTAGACCCAAAAGTCAATTATGAAAACACAATACTACAAATATCTTATCTTCAAGATAAGACGACTTTAAAATCTTATAAAGTAAAAATAGTAGATGCAGATGCAATAGAAGAGCCCAAAGGAGTTTATATTGCATACCCTCTCCCAGAGACTCTGTTCCTAATAGGTACAAACAAAATTCAATACTCTATACAGCCTGCTCTTACTAGCAGCTTAATATCCTCCAGCTATATACATCAGTATACTAAAAACGGGTACGGTATTGAGATAAATGGATTTTTAAATGGAAAAGGTGGGATACATCTCAAAACCTCTAAATCTACACTTTCTTTGATAGATTTAGAGGTAGTTCAAGATAAAGATAACAACAATATCCTTTCTCCAAAAAAGAGCTTTGATTACATATCCTCTACCTATAGCCAGGTATATGGAGGGGATAAAACTATTGAGAAATATTCAGAGTTTGATGACAAGGAATTTAGAAGACCTTTTGCGTTTGGTATGCACAATAACCAAGAGTTCAATCCAGATGGAGATAATCCACTTAGAGATGAGCAATTCTATATTCAAACAGGGAAGCAGAGTTTTCAAATAATAGATACTATTGGAGATGGTGCTGAAACAAAAGATATGGAGTTCGAGCAGACAATGATGTATAGCTCGTTAGATGGCAATTACTTTAAAATGCTATCTAATCCATCACTAGAAGAAGCCTTGGAACTTAGAACCCACCTAGGACATAATGTTCTTATGAATGGAAGTTCTCTGATTCTTGAACAACATAAAGGTTACGATAAAGATGAAAGAAAATTAGTAAATAATACAGATGACTTAAATGATAAAGAGCCTGTAAACTTTATTAAGATGGACAAGACTGAAGAAGCAGAGTCTTTAGCTCTTGAAAGTCATAGCAATACAAAAGATAAGTATAAAGAAATATTTTCTTCTATGAGTATGGTAGAAACAAAAGATTCTTCAACTACTGAAATAAAAACAAGTAGTACCGCAGATATAAATAATACTATTACTGTTGCATCCTTAAAAGATGGGGCAGAAATTACCGTGAGCAATACTTTTGATAAGGATAAAAGTAACGTAATTACTTTAAAGAAAGATTTAATAGAAGTAAGAAGCTCAGAAGACAAGGTTACTATAAAAATAGAAAAAGGTAAAATAAAAGTTTTTGCAGAAGGCGATGTTACCTTAGAGACCGAGGGTAAGTTTACCTATAAGGATAAAAACAAGAACGAGATAATAGCCGATGATAAAGGTATAAAAATACATGCCGAAGGTGATTTTAAATATGATGATAAAAATGATAATAAAATCACTTGTGATAGCAAAGGGATAAAACTAGAAGGAGCAGGGTCAACAATTGAGATTAAATCTGGTAAAATCAATTGTTTTTAAAAAATGATAACACTTACTCAGTATTTCTTAGGAAATCACTCTTTTGGAGTTTCTTGGCCTGATGTAGCTGATGCTACATATTATACCGTTCAAGCAGGCTCAGGCTCTCCCACGGGGCATATACATAGAGTTGAAAATCTAAATAATTTCATAGTAACAGGACTTACAAAGAATACCCCATATCAAATCCAGGTTAAAGCCTATAATGCAACTAATGTTCAATTGGATTTTGGCTCTCTTAACGCGACCACCGTAAATGCAGATGACCCAGATACCATCACCAACTCCGTTATATTCACTACTAAACTTAAAGATCAAGAAGTCAAAGGCGATGAGTTTGGTCCCGATAAAGAGGAAAAATATAATAGTCTTTATGTTAATTGTGGTTTATTAGGTAGCGCTTTTCCATACATTTATTACAATCAAAACCCAGATGAGGTTATTGACGATACAAAATTATTCGATCCTGTTACGGATAAAAAAAATCTAACCTCTAGATATACAACTTCATCCGCTGATGGTAGTCCTTTACAATTAACTTTAACAAAAAAAGATGTAGAAGACGAAACAGGGGAAAAGTTTGTACTTCCACCTGGAGCAAAAAATCCATTTCCAATAATACAGAAATTATATTTCTCGGCTGCTTTCTTTTATATGGAAGACGGAGAGAAGACTCCTGATAAGATAAAGTGTATGCCCTTTACCCCTCCGTCTTTATCCATTTACTTATCTGCTCTTCCAAAAGCAGAAACACATCTATATGTTATTACAAAATGTAAAATAGTAAGCGACTCCTTTATTACCTGTCCTGATACCTTTTTAACGACTAAGACAAAACAAAGATACAAAATGGCGGTGAAAAAATAATATGGAAAATAAACCCGTGGTAGTAGAAGGCTATGAAGTAGATATTAGTGCAAACGGCGGTCAGTCTCCTGGAGACTACGCTAACTTTACGAAAATAGTGGAACGAACCGCAGGCGTATTGCAAGGGGATGGAAAGAAAGCTTTAAAAGGCCCAGTTATTGTTAGAATGGCTAGTGGTTGCTCTTTTTCCGGATACACTTTTGTGATAGGCTTTGGGGTGATGTCTCCTAATTGTGACATACTACGTGCAGAAAATATGAAATGCTACAAAGAAGGAGCAACGGGGGATTGTATGGGTTTATTCCTTTTGTCAGCAACCCCTTTCACGCCGTATGTTTGTTCATGCGGATGGGAAATAAGCAAAGCAGGGCAAGACATATTAACAGACGGAAAGTAGAATGAAGTTAAACATAAAATATTTAAAAAAAATAAGCGAAGAACTTAAGCAAAATAAAAAAAAGAAAAAAGAATTAGATGAAAAATTAGCAAAGTTCCCCAAAGAAGAAGGGGTGTTTATTATAGAAAAGCCTAAAAAGAAAAGGAAAAAAAATGAACCTGAAATACAAGCTGGATAAAATATTTAAAAAAAAGAAGGAAAGAGCTCTTCGTATGCTCTATGTATTTGAGATGATTTATGTATCAAAAAAATACTACCCGAGCGGTATTTTTAAAGAGTTTCAGAAAGAGTTTGATCTATATTGGGATGAATTTAAAAGAGAAATAGAATATGTAGGCAACACTATAAAGTGTACTACATCTCTGTATGCTGTAAAATATTGGGCGTTTAAATTAAACGAATGGGAAAAGGAAATAAGACCGGAGAAGGAATATGATATTCTCTTATTCCTTCCCCCAAAGCAAATGGCTTTTAGAGAATCAGATTACTGATAATCTTATTGCATCTTTTGCCCACTTAGCGGGTCAAACTTTACTTTTTCAGGTGATTTAAACTTGACTTCAGGAGCAGATTCCCATTCGTAAATAGTTCCCGCTTCTGCCTTCCATGAGATATGCCCATCATCAGAGACTGACTCTGCCCAAACATAATCTTCTTCGTGCATATTAGGGTATATTCGTTTGAGTTTATCCGACAAACTTTCTTCCGCCTTAGAACCCTCAGAGATAGGAGCTTGTCTCCTGCGAACAGGGGTCTCTTCTTTCGCTGGTTCATCTTGAGTAAGCGAGTGTCCTGTAGAATAAACTTTATTCTCATCTTTTTCTTCACTCTGTTTTTGTTTTTTGAATTCTTCTTTCTCAGGTTCTACAACTTCTTTTACCCATTTTTCAAAGTATTTATCTTCTCCAACTGCGTAAAAAAGTCTTTTAAGTTTTCCACCCAAATACTTGTGAATAGTTGAGTGTGGAGTAAACTGAGTAATTGGTTCAAGGTCTACAAGTTTATAGCCTCGTTCTTCCTCTGTTAGTCCACCTTCTCTCAGATAAGGTGTGTACTTTGCAATTCTTGGGTCTGCCATAGTAATTGAGTACGGTTGTGTTTGCTGAGATCCTTTTGTTATTTGGATGTCATACCCAAAACAATCCAAAAGGTCATCCTCTTTTGCGATAGACGGGTATTTAGCAAGCATAGCCTCTACTTCACTATAAAAAGCTTTAAAAGAAACTCCGATTAGAAAACCATCTTTAGAGATAAGTTTAAACTTTTTCTCTTCTTTACAGTAGTCAAAAGACCCTATTGGTTTTTCTCGTTTCTTATCATCTGATGCAAATTTGTTTGTAGGAAGACGATCTAAAGCATTCCAAACTAATAGTTCAGATGGGTACCACCCTTTATTCTCGATAGATTTTCCTTTGTACAAAAACGGCTCTTGATTATTGTGCTGTACCATATTGAAAAGGTCCGGTAACTTAGGTGCCCATTTAAAAGGGTATTTTTTCTTACCATCATCTCCAACAGTTGCTTTATCCCAATCTCGCTCTCCCATGATAGTATTTGCTTTCCAAATAGGGTGATCTTTTCCTTCTTCTTTTGATGGGATAATCGGCTTTCGTCTTTTATCTTCATCATCAAAGATCTCGCACTGATAAATTCGTTTAAAAGACCCTACGAGCCTTACGATACGAAAATCATTTGCATCTTCTAGTTTTAGGTTGATTTTTTCACCGAAGTCTTTGGGATCAAATGACCCGAAGCCGTTACTTGCGTTCTCTGCTTCACTTCTCTTTTTTTCTTCTTCCATTAGTTGTTTAATATTCATATGTGTTTCCTTTAGTGTGGTTTAGCTTTTCAAGCTTCAAACATTATCAAGTAAATTTAGATAATGTCACTTATTATCTTTGATAATGTCGAAATTATTTTCTTTTTTTGAAATAATCCTATCCTCTTCCTAGTAAAGAGTTACCCGTCCATCCACTTCCCTTTAGTACAAAGTTAGCAGAATCAATATGCTGATATAGCTCCTTCTCTGAGCACGTAGGGCATGGTTTTTTTAGTAGTTTTTTAAGTTCCTCATAAGATAACAGTTGTAAATCCTTATGGTCACATTTCCTACATCTAATTTTATACATTGGCATTTTTGTTTCCTATTTTACTATTCTTATTGCTATTTTGCAAGTTTTTTTTAAAAAAATTATTTATCTTTAAAACCCCATACATTGGAAACCCCAACATCTGCTTTAATTGGGATACCGTTGTACTCGGGTCTTACTATTTCCGCAATACCTTTATATACGTCTTTATAATGTACTTCCTCCGGGGGAGACGCTATAATAAGAGAATCATGAACAGTTCCAGCTAAATAGCTTTTAGTTTTATTTTCTTTCATAAACTTACAAATTTCATTTGCAGTTTGGAAAAGAACATGACCCTCGAATCCTTGGACAGGACTATTAACAGAAATATTAAGTAGAGCTGCCATAGCGCCAGAATCATCATCTTGTCTTTTATCCTTACCTCTAACAGGTGTTAAATATCTGCGCATTCCTTTGTATGTTTCAACAAAGCCCTGTTCTATTGCTACTTTCTTCTGTGAGTTTATATAAGCCATAATCCCTGGGTAAGAGGTGAAAAAAGACCTTCTGAAAGCAGTCGCCATAGCAACCCTTACGTCCCACACAGTTATATCTTGTTTATGAGCAACTACTTTTTTTATATCCTCATTCATGTACGTCTTGTACTCTGACCATAACTGGTCTTTATCCATTAGAAGAAGATCCTTCATATTGAAGTTTTTTTCATCTTTTGCAAAAGATAATGCAGCTAAACCAAAAAGGTAACCAAAATTTGTAGCTTTGGCAAGCTGTCGGAAACCTTTCAATATTCCGTATTCAGGGTCATCCTCATCTTCCGATTTATAAATTGCAATGGCTTCTTCAAACTCCATGTGTCTTATAGTTCTAGATAATAAAGCAATACCTAATCCCGTCATCATATGGGCATCATCATTGGGAGATTGAAATAATTTTGTTAAGTTTTCGTCCCCCGATAGTATTGCCATAATACGCATTTGAAAACCAGAAAAGTCTAATTCTACAAGTTTCCACCCATCAGGCACAGAAAACTGTCTTCTAATATCATAAGAGTATTTACTATGTTTTGGAATTTGCTGTAAGTTTAAATCTATGCAGGATATTCTACCAGATTTCACATGTGCCAAGAGGTAGCTAGAAGTTATTCTTCCATTTACTACCGATTTCCATATTCCGTTGTGGTTCTCTTCTTGCCCTATAAAAGTATTTAAGAGATTTCTAATTTCCTTATATTTTTCTATGTGCTCTGCTACTTTATATCCTTGGTTTTTCCAAAAAAGTAGTGCGTCTTCCCCAACTTTATACTGACCCTTTTTTCCCGCACCTTCTGGGGATTCGGGAAGTCCTAGTTGTTTAAGAGCAAACCCTAATTTCTCATCGCTGTCTATATCTTTGAACTCCGGTATCTTTTCCTTGAAGTCCTCTATTAATAAAGTTTTGTATTCTTCTAAAACTGGTTGATATTTTGCATTAAGCTCTCTGTTTGCTTCTTTGTTAAAAATAAAAGTATTTCTTTCCATCATCAAAGTAGTTTCTGTAAATGGCATAGCAATATTAAGACACAGCTCTCTCATTTTTGGGTCTCTCATTACTAGTGGGTAAATAGCATCAAAGACCCATCCTAAAACAATCACATCCATAATGGCGTACTCTGCAAGCATTTCAAAAGGTATCTGCCCATAGTCCGTACACTTGTTTTCTTTTTTCCACTCTTCTAATGAGTCCTCATATCCTCCATATGGACTGTACCTATAAGCGAGAGCTTTTAATTTCGCCGTAAGATTAGAGTCTACACAGTAGTGAAAGGCAATCATCGTATCTAGAAAACAATCTATCTCCATGCCATTTATTCTTAAAACAGCAAGATCAAACTTTGCATTATGTATTATGTTTTTCTTGGATTTAAAAAGTCTTGTAAATAAATGATTATACTTCTTATCGTACTTGAATAAATATCCCTCTTTTTTATCCAAGGAAACTTGAATTGTTATTAGTCTTGCTAATTCCGGCGTAACAGCATGTTTTTTATCTATACCACTTGTTTCCGTATCCACCATTAAAAATTCTACAGGGTTTTCTATTAGCGAGTTTATAACAGTTTCAATCTCCTCTTCTTTTACTATGGCTTTCCTAATTCGTGTTTGCTCATAAAAAATTCCTCTCTTATTAAACAACATCCCCTTCTCTAATTGCTCTTTTACAAATTCAGTCTCAAACTTATTGAACACTATAGTCCTGGCACTTTTCTGTTTTACAAACTCCCCAGAATCTGCGTCCCAAGAGGAATTAACTCGATGACCGATAAAATCTATCAAAGCTGGTAGGGGAAATATGAACGTCCTTACCTTATAAGAGTAAATATAACTAAGTTTACTGTTATTATGTATTGTATTAGTGAACTCATCTAATAATTTCTCTTTAGGTGTCTTTGGAACGAATGTATCGTTTGTAAAAGCATAAAGGGATCTTCCTATTGTGAATATAATTTTAGGCTTTACTTTTTCGATATGTTTTAAAGCGTGAAGTTGAAAACAGTGATTGAAAGTCGCAACTGAATCATTTACCTCGAAACCACTTGGTCTGCAACATAGACAATTTGCAAAATAAGAGTTTTTCATTGTAAAGCCTAGGTTATTTAAAAAATCAAAAAAGACCTGTAACCTACTCTCAGACTCTGGCATTTCAAATAAAAAAAGATAGTCTGGGTTATTACTTCCAAACCCCTCTGTATCATACTTATACTTCTCATCTGCTTTCTTTAAAATAGAACAGTGACATTTTACATTGTATCCAATATCTTCTAAAAATGACATTAAGCTTCCTCTCTTGTTATTCTCACTATTTTCTTAGGTCTTCCTTTTCCTGTTCTTTCCTCAGAGGTTTTCTCTTCTAATTTATAGGAAGAAGATACAGTTTTTCTAAAATTAGACAAATCAGAATCAACCTTATCAAATAGTTTACAAAATATACTATGTAAATCCTTCCAAGTGTGGTCCTCATCTCCAAGGAAAAATACCACGTTCTTATTGTTCTTTATTCTAGTATTGAAAATCGATTGATATATTTTATCATGGAAATATGCGCATTGCAAGCTTTTATCTAATAAATTCATTAAAAATTTACCTAATGTTTTATTAGTAATACCGTAGAAGATTACATTAAAGCTATTTGTGACTCTATTCCAAGAAACATCATGTAAATCTACAAAAACGTCCTCTTTGGGTATATTAAACTCTTTTAAAATGAATCTAAAAATAGAGTCCTTCAAAGTTAAATCTACACTCGGCATAAAAGTAACTGGAATTGCGGTATAGTGATTACTAAGCTCTCCTCCTTTTATTTGGTTATAAAAGGTAAAAATACCCCTTTTTCCTATGTAAAATGGGAAAAAGTATAATTTGATAGGTAGAGTCGTAGTTTCAGGTATAGAGCTGGATTCTACCAATACTTCTTGGGTCTTCCCCTCTAATCTATTAAAAAGTGAATTTATTGACGGCAAAATATATCCAAAAAAGTAAGGTTAAGTAAAGATAATAATAAATACGATGTATTATATCATGTAAAGAGGTAATTGCAAATGAATTTAGATAAATTTTATAATGTTATGTTAGAAGAGAATAGTGTGCTATATCCCAACACTACTATTATAAAAAAAGCATATAGAGTTGGCGCTGAAAAAAAAGAAGCATTGAACAAAAAAGGAGAACCTGTCGTTAAGACAGAGGCGGACCCTATTGTTGTAATTTTTGATAGTGGAAAAAAAAGAACTTTCAAAGATATAAATGACTTTATGTTAGAAATGAAAGAAGTTTACCATATAGAAAAAGAGAAACTCTCTTTCATATTAAAAAAATTAAAAAATGGCGCTGTCTACGAAGAAGACGCTTCGAAATAAAGTATTAATAAATGGCACAAGGTCTGGGTACAAAAACCCAAGAGGGGTCTTTCCTAGCTTTGGTTGATGAGGACCAAGCAATTAAAGAATCAATATATAATATCCTTACGACTAGAAAAGGAGAAAGGGTTGGAAACGCTGAGTTTGGATGTGATTTAAACTCGCTTCTTTTTAACCCAAACATTGAGTACTATTGGGAAGCAATAAAGTTAGAGATTATGAGTTCTGTGGAAAGATGGGAACCGAGGGTGCAACTTCTAAACATTGAGTTTGCCCAAGTGGATAATAGCTTAACTTTATTTGTTGTATTTGTAAAATTGGAAACTGAGACAATAGATAGCTTATCTGTTGTGAACCTTTAAGGATAAGAGATGGCTAACTTACAGAAAATAAAACTGGAAGAATTAAATCAAATTGATTTTACCAAAATAGAATTAGAAGACGTAAAAGAAGAGATTATAGATTATTTAATCAATCACCCAGACTATAACACAAAGTGGGATAATTTCTATGACTCAGATACAGGGAGACTCATAGTAGATACTCTAGTATATTTAGCAAAAAAAATAATAGTAAGAACAGATTTAATCGCAAACGAAAACTTCCCCTCAACAGCACAACAAGACTCATCTAAATTAAAGATGATTGATTTATTAGGATATGAACTAAGGTCTGTAACCAATGCTACCTGCTATTTAAGAGTTACTTATCCAGAGGGGTCACCTACTCTTCCTACTGGAGATAAAATTACCATACCTCTTGATTTTACAATCCCGGCAAAATCTACTGAGGGAAGGGCTATAAACTTCTATATAAGAAAAGATACATTCAAAGGGTACACCGAGAGTGCAGCAATACCCGAGTCTGGTGGAAAAGCGAAACAAGGTATATTTTTAAAAGCATACTCCGGAGACTTGATAGTTGAGACGATAGATAGAAGTGATATACAAGTACAGAGGGATAATGAATCTTATATTTTAACAAGATATCCTGTCACCCAAGATAGTATAAGAGCGTTCTATCCTGGAGAAACAGAACCGATAGAAGTATATCAAACAGATTCTTTCTTCAATGTTTCTTACACAGACACGAAAATATATTTTGTAGTAAACTATGACGAGTTTAATAGAGCAACAATTACATTTGCGTCCTCTACCCTTGCTACGTTATTGCCTAACGCTGTAAACCTTGACATATATTACTGCGTAGGTGGAGGGGTAACCCATAACATATTAGAGGGCAGTATAGATTATACTACTACATTGACCACCGCCGGTGGAGAAACAGCCGTAGTAAACTTCTCTAATGTTGGTAAGGGGTATGGTGGTAAAGATGCCGAGACTATTGAAAATGCGGCGCAAATTGCGCCTCTATCACTTAGAACAATAAATAGAGCGGTTACGGAACAAGATTATGCTATTCTCCTTGCAAAGCAAGGTGGTGTGATGTTTTCAAAAATCCTTGCTCCTAATAATAATTCTGAATATTTTCCCGCTGGAACAGGTGCGCCTTTATTTCATGTGTGGATTCATGTAACTCCAAATAAAGTAATAAATACTATGGAAGATCTTTTACTTACTAAAGTTGTAAGTGATGATGGATACTTAATAGGTGGAGATGCCTATGATATAGTAGAATATCTATCTTCTCGAAGAATAATTGGTATTGAAAATGTACTAAAACCCTCAGAATATACTAGGCTATTTTTTCAGTTCAAAATAACCCATAATAAATTTATTAATTATGCAGAAATTGAGTCACAAATAAGAACTACTCTTCAAAATATGCTATACATTACTGCATCTGGGTATGAAAAAACAATAAGAACACTTGCCATCACTACTGAGATTAAAAAGATCAAAGGTGTGCTGGACGTAGAAATATTAGAAATGAGAAAGCAAACATTTATACAAGTATTGGATGCTGTTTCCTCGAACTTCTATTTTAGATATTCAAATGATGACCCCGCTGAGGTAGTAATAACAGATACAGTTTATAACGCAGAGTATGATGAAGTTGTATTTTTACTAAACTCAACAACAGATGTCGAACTTATTTTTGAGAGCGCTGTTCAGTGATAACCATAATACAAAATCAACCTCTTCAATTACAAATATCCCTGAGAAAGTATAACGGGGATTTATGTGAAAGTGATGACGTTGGCGGTGTAGGCCCTAGGATTACTTTAAGCTGTAAGAAACAAGATGATTTTCAATCTTTTGTAAATGATGGTTACAGTGCAGTAACTTTAACCCCTATTTCTTTTTCTAATTCATCTATATATGATTCTCAGCTTAGTTATTCTCATGAGGGAGATTATTGGTTCCACACCTTATCAAGCACTCTATATGCAGATTTAACTACAAAACAAGATTTCAGCCTAAGAATCCTCGCCAATATAAAACAAGAGCCTTACTTTGAAGTAAAACACTTACAAATACTTGAGAAGGCGGGACAATACACATTCTCTAATGAAGTAGCCATAGAAGTAAAGCAAACACAAAATTTCTATCGACATAAATTAAAAGGATTTTTTCCAGAATCAGAGAGATACTATATACAGAAGGATCAAAGATATAATTTATTTATAGAAACTTTTGGTAACTTTCTAGATAAACTAGACCAAATAGTTGAGAAAATAAACTCTCTAACAGATATAAATACCATAGATGACGAATATCTGAGATATCTTGCTCAAATAGTAGGGTATGAAACAGAAGACTTCAGTATTGCAAGTATTGCTCTGAGAAATCTAATACGTGAAATATTTGCTATTTACAATAGCAGAGGTACAGTGGGGGGATTTGAATCTTTTTTTAAATCATTAGGGTATGCTATTCGAGTTGAAGAAAAATGGTACAGTGGGTCTACTTCCATTGTGACAGAAAAACCAAGAGATACTGTAATGGATTTAGCGGTTTTAGGTGGGTTAGATGAATTATGGAAATGGAGCCATGTGTATGGCTCACAGGTTGCTTACTCTTCTACAATTGACCCAGATATTGACCCTAGCAAAATCGAGGGAGCTCTTGACCTTATCAGAACAGATGATGATAGATATAGATTTGTTCAACTACTCCCTACTCCAAGTAGTGCAGAGACTTATGAGCCCGGTAAAATGGACTATACTTTTGACGCAAATGTTGGATATAGAAAAGACGGATTTTTTAATAAATCAGAAAGATTAACCTCTCTTATTGTTGAACCTTTAAAAGAAAGTGAGTTCGTTCCAGATATTCTTAATCAAATGCTCGTATATATCGACTTCTTGAAACCTGTACATATAAAAATGGTTTTAAGTCTATATAGGGACTTTGTAGGTGATGATTGGTGGGAAGAAATAGAAGATGCTCCTAGCACTGGGACACCAATATACACCCCAATAATAGATACAATAATACAACCTAAGTTTGATGAAGATGGTAATATAACAAACCCTGAGTTCTCCTCTCAATTAATATTAGACAGTAATGTTCAATCTAAGGGGACTATTAAAAGAGATATTGATAGCCTTGATATTACCGTAGGTTTTTATGATTCTGGTGTGGGCGACGAATCTATGGTAATGGAAGGGGAGTTCCATAAAGAGGAAAATTATGGACATGTAGGCTTACTACTGAATGGGGAAATGACTTTAAGTGAAACACAATCAAGTCAATTCGATTTAACAAATAATACAGCATGGATGTTTGGTGATGACGTATATATAATAGCGCATAGCGTAATAGGCGTAACTCCTAATAGTGCAATATATGGGCAGTCTGTTATATTGAATACAAATGATCAGCAATATTCTTACGTTTTACCCTGGTAATGTAAAGATAATAATAATAAAAGGAAAAAATTATGTTTAGAGATATTTTTGTACCGCCTATGCGTGGTGAGTTTAAGATTACGGCAAAAAATAAAGAAGGGGAAGTAGTATACGAATACGAGGATAAAAACGTAATCGTAAATACTGCAAAACCTGTTACTGCTATGGCTTTATGCCAATGTGTACTTACTAATGACCCCGCACAGGGTGCTATTTGGTACGAGCATGATGGTGATACGGCAAATGATAAGTGGTCGGACGAATATAGAGTAGACCCACAAGTATTCCAAATAGGGTTTCTTAAAATGGGCGGTGGGTTTCCAAGAAAGAGGTCTCTGAACCTTGGTAACAGTGAAGTTGCAGCAATACCTTCTACTGTACTTGCTGACCCCACAAACAATCGAAGTGCCTTATTCCAAGAGGTAGACCTTGGGACTTCTACACTTACTACCGCTACAAGCTGGGTAAGATATGATGGGCCAACAGAACAACCTTATCACTCTCTTAGCCTTCTTTATCCTAGAAAAACAGATATAGATTTAGTAGATAGGGATTATCAATGGTCTAAAAAAATAATAAGATATACTTATAATGATAATGATATAAATGCCGAGAATTTCACCGCTCAATTTAAAACATATATGCGTTTTGATGAGGGAAATGGGCCACGACTTGATACATTTGGAGACCTAATAAATAAAGACGATCTATTCTATGAATATAGAGAAGCGGGTCTTTTCATAGGTATTCCTGCTTGGACATTCTCAAATGTTGTAGGAGACCAAGTAGATATTGAATACGGTGGCTCTAATGCTGCCCGATTTACCCAAGCAGCATCTGCTTCATGTCTTGCTAATAACTGTGCAAGCGGTGCGTTGAACTTTGATGCAAGACTTACAGATAATTTGAAGCACTATAGATTCTGGGACGGGGCTCTCGGAAATAATGCAATAACTGATTGGAACCCTTCCCTTACTTGGGGAAGCATGGTAGAATACAGCAATGCAGTCAAAGATGGAAGTAACTTATGCTTTAAATCGGGTGTAACTTCTGGCTCTAATCACATACTTAAAGGTACAATGCATAAAGGCTATTATATGGTTGCTCGGAAAACTTTCCCAATGATCTCTAAAAGTAAGGATTTGGAACTAACTCTCCAATGGAATCTTGTATTTGGATCTGCGGCTCCAGAGGTATAAAATGTTATTATCTGAACTGTTAGAAAATATAAAAGTTGACCTAAACCCAAAGCAAAATGTTTCAAACAATATAAGCTACACAGGCATTATTTTGAAAGATGGAGAAAAAGAAAGGGTCGTCCAGAGTTTATATGATAATAATGTTGTTGTAAAAGAATCATTTGAAAAAGATTGGAAAATAATATGTCATCACATGACTATTAATTTAGGTCCTTTAAAAAAAGACCTAAATGAGAACCTGGCAAATGGAGATGAAGCAGAAGTTTCAGTAACAGATTGGGGTGTATTAAAAGAAGAAATAGACGGTGCAGAATACCCCTCTTTAATTGCGGTAAAAGTAAAAAACGATACTATTAACAGTCAAAATGAAACAAAACATATTACAGTTGCAATAAAAAATGGTTCTAAGTACAAGCCTAAAGATAGTAATAACATAAAGGAATGGACTCCGTTTCCAATTCCTTTTAAACTAACAGGAAATGTTCAAGAAATTGCAAACAAATAACGTATTTTAAAAAATAGCAGTAGTTATAAAAATTTAAAAAAAGGTATAAAATTATGATAGCAAAAGATCGAAAGGATATGATATTATCCAAAATTCATCAAGCCATTCAGAGAAACAATATGAGCATGGGGCAAGTACATCTTATGCTTCAAGAGAAAGGATTTGACGATAAACGCACAAAGGATTTTTTCTCAGATGCCGGTGTAGCGATAACTTATGAAGAGTTTCTTGACGTTGTCAAAGAGATAGGCGTAAGTATTGACCTTGCTAGAAAGGATTTAGATTCTAAAAAAGCAAAAGAAGAAGCACCTCCTTCTTTAGAAGATATTATGAAAAAGGGGAATGTAATTACTAATGAACCCCCTTCTCAAAAGAAACCTATTATGAACGAGGATATGGATATCCTTACAAAATTAGAGAGAAATGAAGTAATCCAAACGAATAATGCCTCTTACATGACTCTTGGTATTATATCAGAAGATGAGCCGCCTGCGGAAGAAGTAGAACTGCCGTCACAAGGTAGATTTTACAATAATGTTTTAAAAGCAACCAATGGAAAACTTCTTATTAGGCCTATGACTTTAAAAGAAGAGAAGATAATGACTACCGAGCGTTTCCTAAAAACAGGAGAAGCATTTGATATGATTTTTAGAAATTGTATTAAAACAGCAGGCATAGATACTACTAATCTTCTATCCTCAGATAGGGTGTTCTTATTGTTTTATCTAAGAGCTATATCCTATGGTCCTGAGTATAATATTACAGCATACGACAGTATGAGAAACGCCTGTGAGATTAAACTTAATATCTCTGACTTAGAGATTACACACCCTCCAAAAGCATTTCAAAACGAGCCTTTTTCTATTACCCTTCCCGTTAGTGGTAAAACAATGGCTCTGAAATTATCAAGGGGTGTGGACGAATCAGCGATTATCACTAAGAAATCTTTTAAAACAAAAGAAGACTCTAATGATTTTGCGGAAAGACTTTTACAACTTACAGTTGATATTGAAGGTGTCGCAAGACCTAAATGGGAATCATTTATTACTAATCTAATTGGTAAAGATTTATCACATATTCGTAAAACATTCGAAGCAATTGACTTCGGGTATAAAGTAAACTCTATTTACACATCCCCATACACGGGAGAGGAATTAAAGGTGGCTCTCACAGTAAATGAGAGCTTTTTTCGTAGCGAGTGATTCAGCCAGTCTTGCAGAATATAGTAAAAATCTAAATGAACAAGTAGTTCAGTTAGTGTATTTTGCAAAATTTTCTTATAGAGACTTATTATCTATGGAAATCTCTGAACGAATGACTTATTACAGAGAGTTCATAGAAATAAGAAAGAAAGAGAATGACCAAAGCTCGGATTACCAGCAACAACACACTCCAAATTTCAACTTTAGACCCGATTTATCTAAAGTACCAAGGTTTAATTAATGATAGGAATAGATAGTCAAAACTTATTATATATAGCAGCATCGAAAGCATCAAAAAGTATGAAAAGTGATGACTATGCTATTGTAGAGGTCTTTTTTCATAATTTCAATGATTACTATAGAAACTCTTCCGATAAGAAGTTCTTTTCTGTTTGGGAAGGCGTGTTAGATGAAAATTATAGAAGAAGAATATACCCCCATTATAAAACAAATAGAAATAATCAGCTAAGAGATAAGATAAACTCGAATGTTATCAATATGATACAAGAGGGATTAAAATCTTACGGCGTATTAGTACTGCAAGTAGAATATGCTGAGGGTGACGACTTGATATATGGTTGCTGTGAGATTTTTAAAGAAGAGAAAGAGATCTTCGTTATAAGTAGAGATACAGATTTTATACAACTTTATCAAAAGTTTAATAATGTTAAAGTATATGACCCATACAAGAGAGAGATAGTAGGTAAACCTGATTATGACTATATCTTATACAAAAGCCTGAAAGGTGATGATTCTGATAGCATAGAAGGTTTAAATGGGATTGGGGCAAAAAGAGCTCTTAATATACTGAATAACTATGAAACTATCTATAAAACTCTAAATGAAGATAGTAGAAACATAATAGAAAGAAACCTAAAACTCATAGATATTTCTAAAAATGCCGATATGCCTAAAATTTTAGAGTATATAAGACATCAAAAAGATAAGCATGATTTTCATGTAAACAATGAAAATATCAAGAACTTTTATAAAAAATATAAATTGGCTAACTTGTTCAAAAATTTCAGTTTTGAGCTTGGAACCGACAGTTTTGTATAAAAATAATAGGTTATTTAAAGATAACTATTATGATACAAATTCTAGGTTACGATGAATCACAAGTTTCCCCAGGTAATATTCGGGGGTATGTCTACGAGGATAAAGTATTAGATACTGATCTAAATAGACCTTTAATCGATTTATATTCTAATGATAGCACTATTGTAAGCTCATTAGCCGCGTCTGTTATATCTTCCAAAATATTTACAAATACTATTGATGGCACTGATAGCACTATTACTTTCCATAATAAAGTGATAATAGAAGGTGATTTAAGTATATTAGGTGTTGGCATAGATATAAAAACAACAAATACTGTTGTAAAAGATAACATTATAGATATATCTTATAGTTCCTTACTTAGCGCCAATGGAAAAGGTGGTTTAAGTATAAAAACTGCTATTGATGCTTCCTCTTTATTCTATTTTGATAATGCATTAGATAGATGGAATATAGAAGCAAGTACAGTACATACGAAAGAAGCAAAGATACCAAGCGTTACTTTTGACACATCTTTAAATGATTATATAGATTTAAAAAGTGGAATAACTCCTGGGACTGTACCAAGTGGTCGCGTTACTTTATTTGTAAATAATAATAACTTCTTATCTTTTAAAGATACTAGCGGTTTAACCTTTAATATTAAAGATAACTTCCATCCAGGTTTTTATGATTACTATATCGAGAATCAAACAGAGTTTGATGCTATAAGCAGTCTGTCTACTAGTCCTAAAAACTTCTTTTTATACAATGGGAGTTACGACCTTAATGCTTCTTTTATTATGAAAGACGGCATCGGTATCTACGGTGAAAGTAAAGATAGCTGTATAATTCATTTAGGTGATAGTGCTATATTTAAAACACAACCAAATGTTTATGGTTTTACATTAGATAATTTAACTTTAAGTTATGTATCTCCTAATAGACTAATCAATTATAGCTTGTTTGATCTAACAAGCAGTTTACATTGTAACATAACTCCTGTACTAGAAAACGTCGATGCTAGTGCAGTGTTCTATGGCGTGAACATGAAATACAATACACTAGGAAATGTTTACAAGGCTTCCGGCATTGCTTTTGATGGTTTAACTTACTGTTCTATAAATGGTATTAATAAGTCAAGCCTAACTACTTTTAATAACTGTGAAGAATGCTTGGTAGATACTATTGTAGATTCTGACCAATTATTCGGATATGGAGATTTTAACTTGACAACTAGAACAGAACCTATGGTAGATATAGACGGAAATGTAATAACAGGTTCATTTGTAGAGGGTGAACTACCTCTTGAAATGGTTTATCCGGTGCTATAACTATGGGCAAGCAGTTTAACGAGTTTATACCTTATGTTGGTTCTGCACCAGCAGAAGATGATATTATACCTGCTCAAAAAAGCGTAGCCCCTCTTATAAATAAAAGGTTTACTTGGTCTCAACTTAAAGATTGGATAGATGATTTTTTAATAACACTGGGTTCCCAGGTGGGGGCGACCTTAGATTCTCACGCAGCCTCTATTAGTGATAATGCCGCTGAAATAGCTACAAAAATAACTCCGAATGAGGTTGATACTAAAATAGCAAATGCTTTACAACAAGTATATCCTGTTGGGTCGCTATATACCACAAAGAAAAATGAAAACCCTTTTACCACTCTTGGTTTTGGAACCTGGGTAAAAATAGAGGGTCAATTTTTAGTAGGTTATAAAAGTGGGGACGCAGAGTTTGGTACAATTGCAGCAAATCAAAATTCTCAGGGCGGTTCTAAAACAGTCACCTTAAGTGCTTTAGAAACTGGTGTACCCCCCCATGGGCATACGGCCTCACAGCTAGTTCATAGCCATTCTGTGCCGATGTATACTGGCGGACCCGCAGGTTCTGGGGGAACTAGATATGGGGCTTCTGGTACAAGCACACCAGTTACTTCTAGTGATGCAACCCCATCTATAACCGTTGTAGACCATGCTGGAACTGCCGCAACAGCTCATCAAAACTTACCCCCATACCATACAGTATATATATGGGAACGAACAGTATGAATAATTTAATAAGTCAAATAAAAATAGAAAATGGAAAGGTTGTAGACCATAAATTGTCAGAGCTTGAAATTCCTGGATATAGAAAAATAAATGTAATAACCGGTATTTATTATGGTATGAGTATAAATCTTTTTTCTGCGGATTACAGCAGACTTTTAACAGAAAAGGAGTTGAGGGAAAAAGAACCAATTGTAGATAATCGCGGGATTTATTATAATAAAAAAACTCTTGAAAAAAAAGAAGTTACACAACTTAATGTAACAATAGAAAAAGGGTATACCAAAGAAGTCCCATGCTCACAGTTTTGCGTGTGGGATGAGAAGAAACAAAAATTCGTTTATAATACAGCTCTTAAAAAAACACAGTTATTTACTGAGATCAAATCAAAAGCAGAAGAAACTATATACTCTAAATACCCTTTAACTAAGCAACTAAATATAAACAGAACTCTTTTAGCAGTAGCCAAAGGTAACACTCTAACCTCTTATGAACTTAAAGAGATAGAAGAGATGGATACTTTTATAAATAGTATTAGACTGCAAAGCAATAAATTAGAAGAAAAACTTAATGCTTTGAAAACAGAAGAAGAGATAAAGAACTTTAAAGTGGAGTATGTACTTTGAAATTACATGAACTTTTAGACTCATATATACTTAACTATATTTCTCCTTTTAAACCTGAAGAGAAAGATTTAAAGTATAAATATTTACAAGATAATATTAGACATTATATAAATAATATCCTTATCAAAAAGAAGATAAATAGTGGATTATAGTTTAAAAATTATACTCTTAAAATTGATAGGGACTCAATACTTAATTATCAAGACTTAGTAGAAATACATAGAAGAAGAATGATAACTGAGATATTTGTGGATACTTTAGATAATATCAATTTTAAGATTGAAGTAATTGAACTACAGAATTTTATAGTAGAGGCAAAACTTAGAGCTTTAACGATTGTTAGCTGTGGACAAAGATTGAAGTATTTTTTTAATCAAATCACAGATATTGAAAAATTATATAAGTTAGAAGTACCTCAATTTCAAAATATGACATGTGAAGAAATTATTAAATGGATAGAACAAAATGGGTAAGCAGTTTATAGAATTTGATAATACAACTAGCATAGACAACGCAACAGTTATCCCTTTACAAAAAACAATAGGTGGGAGTACTAATCAAAAAATAAACTGGTCAAGCCTTAAGACTCTAATACATGATTTTCTATATATTGGAAGCAATTTAAGAGCGCTCATAGATACCAAAGTAGAAGGTCCCACCGGAGCTACTGATGGGAGAGTTGCAGTTTATGATGGTGGTACAGGTACACTTATTAAAAATGGAACTAAAGCAGAAGTGGATTTAGTTACAGGGCCTGCGGGTGCTACTACGGAGAATATTACAACTTTTAATGGGATAACTGGTAAAGTTATAAAAGATAGTGGTAAGGCTATTGCAACAACTTTAGGGGTTACAGATGGGGATATACCTACAAGCCTAGCTGTTAGAACATTTACTTTAAACCAAACAGGGAATAATGATTTAACAAGAAATGCTATTATAAATGGTAATTTTGATTTTTGGCAAAGAGGTACTTCTCTGGCTACTGGAGGTTATTTAGCAGATAGATTTAATCTCACCCTAGAAAGTACTACTGCTACACAAAGTAGACAAGCATTTACTACTGGCCAAACAGGGGTCCCCGGTAACCCAAAATATTATCACAGAACCGTAGTGACACTCCCGACTTTGGCTAGTAGTTATTGTTTTTTAACACAACCAATCGAAGATGTCAGAACATTTCAAAACTCCAATATCACTCTTCAATTTTGGGCAAAAGCTGATTCAAATAAATCAATGACTGTTGAAATTGAGCAAGTATTTGGTACTGGTGAAGAAGCTTCTGTTTCAGCCCTAGGTTTAAATAAAATAGCATTAACCTCCACTTGGACTAAATATACATTAAATGTGTCTATACCTTCTATAACAGGTAAGACTATTGGTACTGCAAATGATTATCTTGCATTAAATTTTTGGACAAGTGCGGGTTCTAACTATGCCACTCGATCAAGCTCTTTGGGCTTACAATCCGGTACTTTTGATATTGCGAACATACAACTATGTCAAGGCACTTATACCAGTTTACCCGAGCATAGAAGACATTATGCGACAGAACTTGAAATGTGTCAGAGGTACTTTGAGAAGAGTTATAGTATAGAAGAAGCTATAGGGTCTACTATCGGACATGGGATACGAACTGCCTCAAAAAACCCGCATAGAGAGTGGGTTTCCTATAAAGTTAAAAAAAGGAAAAGAGTGCCCCCTACTATTTACAGCACAAGCACTGGAACTGTTGGGTATATACATAATGTAGGGGGCGGGAATGTGGCTGTGACAGTAGATGGAGTCTCTTATTCTGAGCATGGGGGAATGTTCTATACTGGACTTGTAAATTCTGACATTCAATTTGCGTATACGGCTGATGCAGAAATATAACAAAGGAATAACTAATTATGTATAAACATTACGCTAGAGTATTAAATGGAATAGTAGTTAAGTTCTTTTCCGATGCTTTTGAAACACCCGCAAGCAATGATATATGTATTAATAAAAATGGTGCTCGTCAATGCGACTTAAATGCTATAGATTCTGATGGTTTATATATTTATAAAGCGGATAGAAATAAGATTGTAGAACGAGATTTGTCTATAGAGAAATTAAGTCTAATAAAAAATAGAAAACTAACTAATTTAGAGGATGCTTACCGAAGTTTTATTTACAGTTTCTATCCTCAAGAAACACAACTTAAATATACTTTTAGATTCCAAGAATTACAAGAAAAGCAATTAGCAGGGTTTGCTTTAACAGAAATAGAAAAGGCAGAAAAATTATCTTTACAAGAAAAGTATAAATGGTATAAATCTGTAAAGGATAAACATCAAATAGATAAAGATAATATTTTAAAATTAAATACTATTGAATCAATAAATAACTATAAACTCTTTATACATAACGAAGAAACAAAAGTAGAAGTATACCCAAAAGATTATACCGAAAAAACAAATGAAGATGGTTTTAAGTACATTAAAATAACAGCGGGTTTAGTAACAGATATATCTAATGATGAAAAACCTGGGTATTTTTTAAGCAGAGCAAACTTTTTATATTTAGGATTAGAAACCAAATATTTATTATTTGACTATAGTAGATTTCTAACAGATGAAGAACTACTTGCTAAGAATATATACTTTGATAAAAAAGGTTTATATTCTAATGGTACAGAGTTTTATACAATAATCAATCTAAATGAAAACCCTAAGATTGGTTTTTATTTAATAAACTCTATGCCTGATTTAGCTTATGATGAATGGGTAACTGATAAGTTTGTAAGAAATGATGAGAAATATAAAGTAGTGCTTATACGAAAAATACGGGATAGTATAAACAATCAAACAGATATAGATATAAAGAGTGGTTGTGAATATGAAGGATTTCTATTACCTATATCTGATGAATGGGAAGCAAAATATATTGGTATAGAGAAATCTTATAGTGAAGGTAGAGTTGCTCCTATAGTTATTGATGATGTAAATAATAAACCTTTTACAATAACGATTGATAATATAGGCAACTTAACTGATGTACTTTTCTCCTATAAATTAAAGTTAATACTTACAGCACAAGCGATAAAGAGAAGTTTAGATACTAAAACGATAGAGGACTTAGAAAAATGGGCAAGCAGTTTATAGATTTTACTCCTACAAGTAGCATAGATAACACAGACGTTTTTCCTTTACAAAAGAATGCAGACCCATATCTTAATAAAGGAATATCTTGGAGTGATTTGAAAGCAAGAATACAAGAAGTAATTGATGCGTCTATAGTCACCCTCACCAACCTATTGACAGGTCAAATAGATGCGAAAGTAAGTGGACCTTCAAGTGCAACAGTAGGAAGAATTGCTGTATTTAGTAATGTCAATGGAAAAGTAGTAAGCGAGAGCTCTAGATTAGAAACAGAATTAGTTGCAAGTACAGAAACATTAGTTGTAGATGGGCACCTTCCTGTTTTTCATTTAACAGGCGGTAAAACTATTAGGAATAGTAGTATATTAGCTTCAAACATATATTCTTCAGCTAAAATAACAATATCAGCATCAGACCCCGCGCCTGGGACCCCTGCAAATGATAAAGATCTCTGGTTTACTATATAAGAATGGCTACCAAAGTTGGGTCAGGTAATCAATATAACGCAATAACAAAAGCGTTTATCGGAGATCAAAATATATATAATCCAGTTAAAAAAATATTCGTGGGCAGTAATGGAGTTTATAATTTAGCATATACCTCAACTACCCCCCCTATATTATGGAATAAATTAGAATCTGCTACATCAACGATAGGTGCTAACTTTACAGAATATGGTACAGGCATATCATACCCTGCATGTAAATTTAATAACGGTGTGACAATAGCAGCGGGTAATGAGGGTACTCTTTACTTACTTAATAGTTCTAACTATATATCTAAAGACAAGTGGACAATAGAATTTTGGTTTAAATACTCAGGGAAATATGTAGTTGGCGGTGCTTCTAGTAGTGGGTCAAATCCATCTATTATTACTTCAGGCCCTTGGCTTGGTGTCGGGGACTCTTACCCATATCTATATTTTGGACATAGAACTGATGGTGTAAAAACGCAATTAAATTTTCTTCCTAATGCCACTGTTAATTATGACATACGAAATATTAGCATCAATATAGCACAAAATGATATAGTGTTTTGGAGTTTCGTGTACGATAATACGCTGAGTAGTCCAAATAGATTAAAGTTATACTATTACAACTACACTACGAATGCTTCAGGAATTTATACTGAGAACAATAGTACAGGAACATTTAACAATGTATGGGCGACCACTAATGCAAGACTAGTTCTAGGACGTGTACAAGGAAGTTTTAGTACTTATGGTATGTATGGTATATACGATAACATTAAAATATATGACTACGCCAAGACTGATTTTAGCGATAGGAATACAGAATAAAGTCCACTTTTTCTGCCATAAGTAAAGATAATTAAGTAGTAGTTTAATGAAAGGCGATAATTTTTGATTCAAATATTACCATGGGGCACGGGCTCCGATACAATCCAAGGGTTTGTCCAATCTGACAATATATTATTTAATACAACCTTCAATCGCCCTATTTCTAACCTTTATGATAATGATTCTTCTATAGTTAGTCAAATCTATGGTAATTTAGTAACAAATAAAGTATATGCAAGCTCTATATCTCCTGAGACTCTGGGTACTGTTACAACAATAGATACTCCAATACTAGAGTTCGCAAGTTCTATAGAGGTAAAAGGTGCTTTTGTTATAACCGAGAAAATAGAAATATCTGACAATATTATACTACTTAATTCTAGTAATGCCTTACCTTTAAATGGAATATCTGGGTTCTCTGTAAACAGGTCGAATGGAAATGCTTCCGTTGTATTTGATAATGCTACTAAATACTGGAATATTGATAAAGATTTTCAAGTAAATACATTAAGAGTAGATTTATTAACAGCAGATACTGTAAATGCGAGTTATTTAGAGTTTAGCTATCCAACCTTAATAAATAATCCTGATGCAACATACAACAGGTTTTTCTATAAAAATGGCGATTTACAATATAAATTAAGTAATGGTGATTCCTATGTCATAGACACAACTGGTTTTTATGATGTATATGCAGAAACACAATCTGAGTTTGAAAGTGCTTTAAGTAATGCTAATAGAATATATCTTAAAAATGGTAGTTATACATTAAATAGCGATTACTATTTAAAGAACGGATTTATGCTCCATGGGCAAAGTGAAGATAGCTGTATAATTACAGGAACTAATGGTAGTTTTTTTGTAGCAAGTGAAGTAATAACAGACATAGAATGTAAAGGGTTTACTTTTGATTGTAATAATGAATCAAGAATAGAGGCTTATACTTTTAATGCTTCAAATGTCGGTAACTCCTTTTTCAATATAAATATAAAAAATGTTGCAGACCCCGCAGTGTACTATAAAAATAATATAGGCGATATATTTTATGGCGTATCTAGTTCTGTAAGTTCGATTGCTTATCAAAACTTAGATTATGCTGAAATATGTGGTATTTCTAGTAATATTGGTGAGATGTTTGATAACTGCTCTAATGTTAAACTCAAAACCATAATAGAAAATGATCAATATTTTGGGGTAGGGAATTTTAGCCTATGATAATAATACCTAATAATTTATCTTCCTTAGAGTTTACCTCAGATTTTAGGTTAGACAAATATAATCTTAATGATAGATTACACCAACTGTACTCTAATGATAGCCATATAGTAAACGAAATAGAAGCAAGTGTTATAACCTCAAAACTTACAGCAGATCATTTCTACAAAATTAATAATACTCCAACAATTTTTACTGATAATGTTACTGCTTTATACGATGTAGTTTTAACAGGTAGTCATGCAGTTATAGAAGTTGAAAACTTAAGAATAAAAGATAGTTACCTTTCTTTAAATAATTCTAGTAATCCTGGGGCTTTAGCAACAGCAGGTTTAGGACTACTAACATCTACAATAAGCGGCTCAGAAACTCAAAGTTTACTTTATGACTTAGTTGCAGATTCTTGGTTATTCTCTGGTAGCGGAATAGACTTCGGGGCTAGTTTATTAGTAGCTAGTATGATAGCCCCTGCTACGAATCAAGATACTATAAATTTAATAGAGTATGACTTTAATACAATAAAAGATGAAACAGCTTCGACTGTATGGGCAAGAAGATATGAGAGTGGGAACGTTAATCTATACTCTAAATCTCCAAGTAATGATATTAAAAAACTTAGAACATTAAAAGAAGAGTTTACACATATAATTTATAGTCAAAAAGATGTTGATGCTCTTTATGGATCAAATCTACAAGGTGTTAGTGGTAATACTGTTTTAGGGTTACCTTATACAACAGAGTTAGGGTCTTATGTAGTTCAGCAAAACTCAAACTATGCTGTTTTATTTGATTATGGCGATTATCATTTAAGATATAAAATAAAATTAATAAATGGTAAGATTAAAGGTAAACATAGAGCCTACACAACTATCACAAGTACAAAAGGTATAGTAATAGAAAATAGTACGAATGCAGAAATTCAAAATATTGGCTTTAGTAATTGTAGTGGTGAATATCTTATACAGTTAGATAACAGTAGGAAATGCAAGGTTGATATTAAAGCAGAAAACAATGATATATCGTATGTTATAGATAGTATAGGGTCTATAGGGAATACTTTTAATTGTTTAATGGAAAATAATAGTGCTATTTGTTTCCATGGTAGCGATAGGGATTTTTATAAAGGTGTTTATAATAATAACACTAGGACATTTAGTAGCTGTATTGGTATGGCTCAGATTTTTGAAGATGATAATTTAATTTTTGGTGGTATATAAAAGATGGCTAATAATATTTATTTTAAAAATAATGTACTTATTAAAGATGACAAAGTTTATGGTATTGATACTGCCAATTATGTAATAAATAAACTTAGTGATTTCCTTGCTTATTTTGGAACATTGGGGTTATCTAATAAAACCCCTCTTAATAAAACTCCAGGGTTATTAAACAATGGTTTTACTACAGAAAACAATAATGGAGTTTATAGTGTTTATTTATCTAGGGGTAAATATCTAATAAAAAATTCTTATGATGAAAATGGGGATGTTGTTCCTTACGAATTGTATAATAGAATTGTAATTACAAGTGGTGTAGAAATTATTTGCGAAAAAGATGTGGTTATATTGTATAAAACCCCTTATGCCAGTTTTACTGGATTAAATGAAACTAATATCGTTCCATATGAAATGAGCACTAATAAAATTTACATTAACGAGAAAGATGCTTATAATGTTGACCCCTACAGCGAAAGACAAGGAGATTACTTATACTTAGAAAACGCTACAAGTGTTGCTTTATATGATGATGTTGAAGTAACAAATAATTACGTGGATAATGTTACAAGTATTGTAAAAAGTGTAAATCCGAATATTGTGAATAGTGTAACTCCTGTTGGAACAAACCCAGCTTTTTTTGATTTTGAAGGATATGTATACTGCGCTTCTTTATCTGGCGGTAATATTGTATTTAATAAATATAAAGTAGGCGCTTTAGGATTAGAGATTGATAGTACTTTTACACAACAAACAGTTCAATCGACTGTTGGAGCAGCTACAAAAATTAGACTTTATATGTATAGAGATGGATCTAATGATATAAAAACTTTTATTACTTTTTTCTCTAATGGTAATTTATTAAAATATAGATACGATTCTAATTTTGGTAATTCATGGGCAGGACCTACTCTACAAATAACTAATCAAGATGTGACAGGGGCCGAACTAATAGAAATATGTGCAAACCACACAAATAATGACCTATATGTTTATACTAGAAATGTCCAGTATAGTGGGAGCAATAATGACCCTAAAATACATTTACTACAATATTCGTTTCCATATACATCTATTTCTCTGCCTACATCTATTACAGATGCTGGGGGGAATAGCCTAAGAATCAGTATAAAAAACTTTAATAATAAAATATTTATATCCTATTCTGATGGTGCGCTTTTTAGCCCCTCCTTACGCATCCTAGAGGACGGGGTTGATAAAAGCCCAACACCAACACCTACTTGCGGAGAATTTAGTGATTTTTATACTTATAGTGATTCTGGAAACTCTACTCCAAATAAAATAGGCTTAGTTTTCACGAATATGGGCACAGCAACTGTGGAGTATAGTGAGTCCTCCGTATCTAACTTTTCTACAGCGAGTCATGTTTGCGATATTCCTTTCAGCACAAATGACCTAAAAGCATATACAAATTATTCCAATGTATTTGGAGATAATAATCTTATAAATGTTTTACTCCCCTTGAACTCAAATATGACATATGCAACAAGAACAAATAACACTTGGTTTGCGTCTACCTTAGATGCTTCTTATGTATATGACAGAGCAATTTATGCCTCCAATGATTATGTATATTTGACAGAGGGTTTACATATAGACAAATACAACTACAACAACATCATTACACTTGCCCATAATGTAAAAGAACCAACATCTACGAGTTTATCTATAACTCATGATTATAGTAAAAATGTTACCTTAGATTTAAAGATAAAGAGTGGCGATGGGGTAGATGTATGGGATGCGGTGAACTTAGAAAACGTGGTTAATTATGACTGCACAGTAGTTGAGGAATAACATGGCTTTTACAAAACTTATAACAAGTAATAATAGAACCTTCGGCGGGAAGATTGACCTTAAACAGAATAGTTATAAAGAAGACCTTATAGTTTTTGATAAAGTAATAAATAGTGAAGTAAAGTTTAAGGTGGAGAATGATAAGGCTGAAACCCTTGGAACTCAAACATCTTTGGGAGATAATACTGATTGCTCTGATTTCTCCTCTATTACTATGTTAGATGGTAGAATATTTACTTCTTATTCAAATGGGGTAGACTCAGGGAAAGGTTATTATGTTATATATGACCCAAATACTAATACCCTTGGGACTCAAACATCTTTG